TTTTATCAATAAATTTACACCTTGATTATTAACGCCTGGTTCTATTCCTAGACTTACCGCTAATTTTTCCCAATTAGTATTGCTTGATATTGTGCCTGATGATTCGCCGTCAAACTCAGTTACCTCAGCGGCGTTTTTAATACCAATATCACTACTAACTAATGTTTCTTTGTCTGCCGCTCTTGCTTTTTTACTAAGTTTTGGATTATTTACATGCCATGCCGCGGCGGCACTTAACTCCATAGGAGTTCCTACATCTTGTTGTGCCGTTTGTGAATGAGGAACAAGTGGTTGTACATGTGGCTCTCTAGAATCTCCTTCTCGAGTTATTTTAATGCCTAGTTTTTTTAAAGGTTTTTGATTATCTGTATCATTTAAAGGTGTAAATTCGTCTCTATCGTTTGGATCACCATTATTAGTAAGTTCACTATAAGAAATACCATAATTTGCATAAAATTGTTTTAAAACTTTTCTTGCGGATTCAAGTCTCCACGAAGGTTGTGGATTATCATCTCTTTGTATTAGGACAGCCGATGATGCCTGAGACCAGTGCGCCGCTGGAATAACATATACTCTTGACCTATGTTTGTTAAGGCTTGTTGTAAAATATTTTTTATTTTGTACTAATGTTGATAATCTAGCATCATCACTATCGGAGTTTACTAAGTCATTATATAAATCATTTCTAATGAATGATATAGCACTACCGGGAATATTTAAAGTAACTTCTGGTTTTTTACTAATAGTTTGTTTAAAGTTCTTCTTACGACTTTCGATATCGTTTTTATCTGCAATTTCATCTGCTTGGCTATCAAATCCAATTTTTTGACCAATCTTATCTATCGTTGTCATCCAATTTTTTAAAGCGGTAAAACGTTTTTTAATTAATTTTTCTACTTCAGGTACTTTATATACTTCAGGACGTGTTTCTTTTGATTTATAATAATCTCCCAATCCAGTTCTAATTACTTCACTCATCCTGTCGTCTAATCTACTAACAATATTACCTCGCATTGGATCTACATACGTTTTATTTTTAAAATCTTCTATTATTTCTTCTAAGTATTCCATGGAATAGTTTGAAGCGCCTAAAAACTTAGTACTGTCTTCAACCTCTGGATAATTTTCGTCGACAAAATTACTAAGTTCAACTTGTTTGAGTGCCTTTGTTAATTTTATACATGCAGAGCCTAATACAGGCATTGTATCTAAATACAGTTGCGGTTGTTCGTCTTTAATTTCTACTAGATGCTTTAAACGTTTTTTCATCTTCATAGTATATGTACTAAGAAAGTTTTCTATGTAAGATTCATCACTAAATAAATTTGAATTGAATGTTTGTGCTACTGGTTCATTGTATTCTGCAAAATTGTTAGTAAAGTTTATTAATTCGTTGTATTCGTCTTTGTAATATTGCTCACCTGGTTGTGCAGGCGGACTAACAGAATTATATCCACCGTGAGATAAATGTCTATAAAATTCGTTAAATTGTCTAATATCAAAAGAATTAAGTATTGTAGTTTTCATGTTATGAGCATTATCTGTCGAAGGTATATCTGGGCCATAATTTACTTTTAATAATAAATCAATTAATTTTTCACTTTCTTCTCTGCCCCAGCCTTTACTGTGTATTGCATTCCACATTCCTTTAATTATTTTTTCTGATTGCGGAAGATTTAAAAATGTTGGAGCAATAAATATTTCTTTCTTAAATAATTTGTCCATACCTTTTTTAATTATCACAGCCCTTTGGTCTGATCTATCATTCTGTGTAGGTATATTAACACGTCTAGAATATTGTAGTACTTTGTTACTGAATGTGTCTGAATCTAAATAAAATTGTTTAATACCACTTCTAAGTATGCCTATTGCTTTTGCATTAACATCTAGTCTATGTTTATTTTCTGCTACATCCACAGCCAACATTGTCATACTTGTTAAATAAAGTTCTTGAGCTTTCTCTAAATTAATAGGTGCTCTTTTGGAAGGAGGACTTGACTTAGGTCTTGCATAAGCTCTAACTGGTTCCATAGTTTCAACTTCATCTAAAATTACTGATTGACCAGTACCTTTTTCGTAATCTTTAATTTGTTGTTTCCATTTTTCGTCTGCATCTGGTTGGCTAAGTTTGTGGTATTCTTTCAACGTGCTATATGCTCGGGCTAAATCTTGTACACCTTCTACAAAATTTTCTTTACCAATCATATCTTTATATAAATTTAATAAAGGCTCATCTATTTCATCTGCAGATGAATCTTTAATTCTTTCAAGGTCTTTAGGATCTACTTTACTTGCCTTATCTACTAGTTTGTATAAAGCATTTGCATAATCTTGAGTATACTTATCATCGTTATATCCGGCTTCCATTATTGTAGCATATCTTACAACTGCTTTAACAACCTTAGCCATATCATTATGATAGTCTTCTCCGCCACCTATTCTAAATTCTATAAGGTTAGTGCCTGATTCTCTATCTTTTAGACTTTTAAAATGTATACTAGCAAATTTGTCACCACTTATAGCATTGTCCATTGTTTTTTCTATTTCGCCGAATCCTTCCTTTCCTGATGATGCCGCTTTTCGTAATTTAGTTGCTACTTTTCGTAAGTTAGCACTTTGCTCTTTAGCATAACTATTACCTTCTCGTCCAAAAGTTCTAAGTAAGTAATTATCTCCTAATAATGCCGCCATTTTAACTTTGTTTGGGCCTGGTAAGGCTCCGGCTTCATCTCTAGGTCCCATATTATCACCGTTCCAACTCATTGTAACATGCAAGCCTGTTGACCTATTAGTATATACTGAATTCTCTTCGAAAAACTCAAATAAACTTTTCATCTCTTCAAGCATTTGTCTTGGTGTATCGTACACTGGAGAAATAATTTCTGCACCAGTGCCTGAACCATCAATACTGCTGTCTGTTTCTACTGCCCAACTGCTAGTAGATGTATCTCCATATTGTCCTGTTTCAGGATAATCTTTAAATTGACTAACTTGGTCTATCCAGCCTTCAAACATTGTATTAGCAATGTCATCAAGTCCGCTATTTCCTAGTTCTGAATAATCAATACCATAATCATCTAGCATAGAACTCATACTGTAAAATTCTGAACTAATCCAGTCGTCTACTGTGTATTCGTCATAAGCCTGGTCAAATGCATCTGATTGTAAATCATATTCTTCTACTACTGCATCTCTTAACCAGTCTAAATATATTTCGTCATATTCTTCTTCTACATATTCTCTAACCCAGTTCAAATATTCCCATCCATCTTCTTCACGGTTTTGGTATTCTGTGGGATTTTCTTCTTCAAATTCGTTTTTGTATACTTCTACTGCTTCTGAACTTGGACCATCGCTACTATCTATAAAATCATTTAACCAATCTTCATCTTCTTTAACTTCGTCTACTTTTTCTTCTACTAAATCTTCAAGAAATTCATCTGTTTTATTTTCTCTAATCCATTCACTAAAGCCTTCCAAAATATAGTCTGCATCGCTACCTAAGTATATAGCCTCTTCAATTTCACCATAGGACATGTCGTCTACATCTGCTCCACTACCACTACTGACATTTTCCCAAAGAGTTTCTGCTTCAAACCCGCATCTTACTGGTAAGTCTAATGAGTTCTTAGCAACCTGTGGATTATTAAAGTTTATTTCAAATAATTTTTCATCTGCTTCTGATAATTGTGACCTAACTAAACGTTTAATTCGTTTCTTTATTGAATTCTTTTTACTATCTGATTTAGATAGTTTTGCTTTTGCATCTCTGTGAACTTTTTTGCTGTATTTTCCTTCTGTTTCTGTAACAGGAGCATCTATAAATACTTCATCTTCAGGTTCTATAAAACTATATTCTCCTTTGCCATCATCTACTACTAATTTGTCTGGTTGTGGACCGTCACCAACTTTACTAACAACTTTGCCTACAACTTTACCTGTTTTATCTTTGAACTCATCGCCATCACCAAGATCCATAGCCTTAAATGCTTGTGGTTCTGGTGCTTCTGGTTCTGGAATATCTAATCCTTGTGTTACTGTAGGACTTCCTAAATCTTTCTTAGGTGGTGTTGTTGATTTTTGAGGTGTTGTTTTAGCAACTTCTCCGGACTGTTGATTTCCCACTGGTGTAGGTGCGCCTGGCTTTAATCCATATTCTATTAGGATACTGTCAATTGTCCTTACGTCTTTAAACTTCATTTATCTTCTTCTATTACTGGATTTGTTTAAGTTTTTTAACCTTCTACTTGCAGGATTCATACGTTTAGTTCTTTGAGATTTTCTAGACATTCTTGCACCCATTTTTGCTTTGGTTTTTCTTAATGTCATGCGTTTTTTAATGTCAATTGGTTTATGACATTGTGCTGGGTTACTCACAACTCTGCCTTTACGTCTACCGCTAGTACATCTAACAGCACGTTTAACTGTTGAACCCATTTTACGCCAAACCATTCTGGCTTCAAAAATAGTTTCGTCAGAAAATTCTTCTAATCGCATTTTATATTACCACTTCCTGCATGACCAATAACGTGCTTTTGTTTTTGGTCCTGGACTATCGCAATTATGTCTTGCTCTAAAACTTTTTCTTCTCTTAGGGTTTGACTTTTTAATTCTCATATTAGGGTCGCCAAAATTAACCTTTTTAACATTTTTTGTTTTAGGATCTTTCACATAAACTTTAAACTTTTTAACATCACCTTGCATAGGCTTGTTTAGTTTAACTTTACGTCCTTGGTATTCTGCTTCAAATAATCCCTCTTCATCGTATGCTAAGTATCCGAACTCTTCATGGAAATCTCCATAGACAGTTATCTCTGATTCTATTTCAAATAATCTCATTAGTTTACTCCAAAAAATCCTGTTGCTATAGCAATCAAAATTGTAATTAAGGTTGTAAATGTAGTACCTACTATAGCAAGTACCCAATTCTCAATCTTATTTAAACGTTCTTTTGTGTCAACTTTAAATTCTCTAAGTTCTGTGGTGATACTTTCTATACGCAACATATCAGCAATAATATGTGCTTCTAAATTTTCTTTATTAGCATATATCTCTACTTCTGGTGCTTTTTGTCCTTGCGGTTCTACTTTTTTAACCATATTATAATAAATCCTGTTTTGTGAACTCCATATTTATGGTGCTCTTTGTATCTATGGTTCCACCATTTAGTACTATACCATGCAATTCATCTTTTAACGTGTCTACAGTATGTGCAAATGGCACTTCTGTAGCAAATTTAAAAATATATCCTGCTCCGGTCATACTAGGTGCACCAAAGTTTTGTAACAAATTGTTACCTGCTCCATTCAAAGCAACTGGATTATTCATAACTGTTGGCATTGCCCTTAATCCTATTACTTGAACTACACTTTCAAAATCTTTTTGAGAGTTATCAGTATAATCGTTTGTTACTGTTATATCTATTGAAGTAAACAAAGTAAAAAATTCAATATTACCTGTAAGTACTTCTACGGAGCCCATTGCTCCACTTCTTGCTAGACTCATGTGTGTCTCCTGTATAACTTGTATTTATCACTTTATTAGTTTTTTGTATACAGAAATAATATTCAAAAAAAATCCCCACATAAAGTGAGGATTTTTAAAAAGTTGTTAAACTCTAATAAAGTTAAACTACTCTGTATTCACCTGCTGTTACAGTTGCGTTTGCACCGCCACCAGAAAGTACTGATTTAATAGATGCTGTCATCTTTGCTAAATCAGGGGATCCTTCAACACCAACATGCATTACTGTTGCAGAAATGCTGTTAATTAAAACTGGTGTGCAATTAAGTGATAATGCTTGAAGAACTAATTCACCTTTTTGTGCATTTCCACCGGAAAAACCAAATTGGCTAATGTTGTCTGTACCATCTACTTCATCGATAATGTAGTGACTTAAAGAACCTACTAAAAGTTGTCCTTCTTCTACTCCACCATTTACTCTTGTTAATGCCATGATTAACTCCTAATTAATTATAAGATAACGTGGTCTTTGTAACCACCGCCATTTGTTTATATGTTATCTTACTTGGTTACTTTTATTTATCAAAGAATGTGCTTGTATAAAAGCAGTTGCTTTTATTAAAGTCAAAAAAAAGCACTCCTAGGAGTGCTTTTTAATTTAATAGAATGTCTATATTCTAAATTATGCGCCTACGGCGATTGATAATGCTTGAGCGGTTGCTGTAGTACCACTTAAATCAACACCATCAACAGTTCCTAATGCTTGAACTCTAGCCGCTAAGCCTGAGTCTAACTGACCTTCAATAATGAAAGTTTGTTCTGTGTTAGAGTTTGTAATGGCTCCTGCCGCTAATATAACTCTAGTTTCTTGAATTGCATTAAGAACGGCTTGTTGAGCTCCACTTGGGCCAGTACTTGCGTTAGCAACGATGTAGTCTAAAGAAAAGATTGAGATATCTTTTCCGATTACTTCTGATGCTGAACCTGTAGTAGTTGCCGCTGGGTTATTTTTTGCTATTGCCATTTTAATTCTCCTAAATAGGTTTGTTACATGTATTTATGCTATTAACAAATTTTAGTCAAAAAGAAAGGAGTATAAATACTCCCTTCTTCTTTAATAAGTTTAAGACTTATAGGTCAAATGCGGCAACTGTTGCTGATGCTAAGTTAATACCATCTACAGTTCCTAATGCGATAACTACGTCTTCTAAATGAGCCGCTAGTGTTTCACTGTTTGATCCATCATATGTATCAGTTCCGTGTTCACCTTCGAAAAGAACTTTAAGTCCTTGTCCTGTTCCACCTGTTGCGTCAACTGTACCAATTGCAAATGCTGTTAAGCCTTCGTTTGCTATTGCTTTTAAAGTTGCATCAACGGCTGAACCTACTGCCAATTTTGCTGAAACGTCAGCACCGAAATCAATTTGAATTCCTGCGATAACCTTTCCACCTACGTGTCCTGGAGCAACTGCGGCTCCGGCGTTTTGAGTTTGTGCCATTTTTAATTCTCCTAAATGTTGAGGCTATATGCCCCTTCGTTACATTTATTTATCTAAATATGGTATTTTTATTGTTTTTATTTTGGAGAAACAGGCGATCTAAACTTATCGCCGAATGACATAAACTTGTCTAGTTTGCCTGCAATGTTTTTGCCAGCATCTATTCCTGAACCTACGGCTGTATTTGCTGTTCGTAAATCCACGTTTGGATCATTTATAAACTGTTTTAGTTTACCGCTAAATGTTTTCGGATCACTGTAATACTGGTTACCCCATTTTTTACCTGTAGAGCCTACTCTATCTCCACTTGCTGAAGGTGTTTGTGCTTTTTTACTACGGTCTTTATTTGCTTTTTGCATATTTTTCATCATATTTGCTTTAGCAGAATCTGGTGTTTCTCTATCAGGTGTTTGACTATTTTGTTGCATTGCTTTTATGTTTTCAATTGCTTGGGATATAGCATCTGCAGGACTAACACCGCCTTTACCGTTTTGATATATCTTTGTTGCTTCTGCTGGAACGGCGCCTACTAGTGAAGGCTTATAATTTTTCGCTGAAGTTCTCTGCCAATTCTGTAAGGCTGTTGATATTGTTGTTTTATCGAAACTAGAATCATATTCTGATTCTACTATAATATCTGCAATGTTCATACAACTATTTATCTAATAATAGATTTTGTTGGTCTACAAATACATTGCTCTTTTCAAAATTACTACATGGTACGCCTAGCTCTTGTAATCGAGATATTAGTTTATTTGCAAATTCTATATTGTTAAATTTAGTAATTGTTTTATTGTGATGTTTATCTTCTTCTTTTAAAAGTTCGTCTACAACATTTTCTGGAAATATTCCGTCTATTACAGAATTTGTCTTTTTACGGTATACTGGACTTTGCTCAACCATATCCTTTTTAAAATAAGGAAGTATATCAGATATCTGCTCTGCATTGTTTAATGTATTTTCATTTAAAAATTTAATGTTTACAGTTGGATGGTCTTTAAAATGTTCTGCTAAACCTATAAATTGTTCATATATTTTCATCATAGAAACATTGTATAAGTAGAATTCATTTATATTACGAGCAGTATATACATCCATTGCTAAATTTTCTTGGTGTTCTAATACATAGTATAAAATAGCACAAGGATCAAATTTATCTCTATGTTCCATAATATATTTTCCAAATTCTCCTAACTTTTCTATATTTTTTCTTTCGATTGCTGGTATAAAATTTGTAGTCATATTCCATCGGTCTAAAGTATAATCATTTATATATTCTTGATTTTGCATATTAGAAATATATAAAGTTCTAGGGTTTCTTAAATTTATAACAAAGTCTATACTTTCATAAAGTTTACTATCTGCAAATCCGTTTAAAATATTCACGTAAGTGTCAGTAGCAACACGAATACATTCATCTACTATATCGCATACTTCTTGGGGTGTAAAAAGATGCCCATCTTTGTCTTGCAATCTCATATATGTCTCACTTGCTGTATACAAATGAGATATATTTGCAAGATGAGGAACCATTGCCATATGTACATCTGCTGTACTAGGAAAAGATTTATTAAAACCTTTAAAAATAGATGGTGTTCCTGTGTGTGTTATACCAGGCATGTTAATACATCTTTCTAAAATTTGTATTATATTAGGTTGTGTTAATCTGTTCTCTTTAAACCTCATTCGGGAGGTCATATAATTCTGAGTATCTATTTTACCTTTTAAATATTCTTGATGCATATGGTCTATGTATTTCCAACCTTTGGGTGGTTGTATTGTATCTCTGAATTCTTGATTATGATGACGTTCAACTAAATCATAAATGTATGTTGTACCCGAACGTGGAGGACCAGGATGTAATAATAATTTAGGCTTTTTTTCTACCACTTGCCCAGTATCCTGCTATTGCGCCTATTCCAGCACCAGTTACCGAACTAATTTTATTAGAAACTTTTGGTAAAATTTTACTACCAGCATAAGCACCTAAGGCTGTTGCTCCTGCTCTTTTAAATGTGTTGGATTTTTGTGGTGGCTGTAATTCTTTTCTTCTGCTCATAGAATTTATTTGAACAAACAGTTCACTGCCTCTTCCTTTTAATCTCATGTGTTGTATAATTCTAGAAACAACTAGTTGTCTTTGAGCATACTTTAATTTATCCCAATCAATTATTAAACGTCTAAGTTGTTTATAGATTGGATTTTGTATTGCTAATTGTGTTTCTAGTCTAAATAAAAATGTTGTTATATCACTTTTACTTAAATCTTGCCTAGCAAGTCTTTGCATAAACATATAATGTTTTCTGTTTTGAAACTGTAATGTGTTGAGGAAAGATTCATCTTTACCTTTAAATTTTAAACTTGTATAGTCTGGATTTTGTACTGCAAAACTTAACAAATATAAATCTGTAGCCGCTGTTCTAAATACAGCATAAGGTCCGTATTGTCCTGTTTTCTTTGCATATACTATTGCATAGTCTTGTTGTTTATTATCCCTATACATCATTATAAGACTAAGTGTGGATAGATACAACATATCTGCAATCTCTCTTCCAGTAAGATTTTTAAAACCATTTGTAGTCCTAAATAATTTACTTTCTGCTAAGTCTTGATTTATTAATTGCAGTTCCATATTAACTACCTGGTTTTCCTGTTCCAAAGTTTGCTTTACTAAAGTCTAATCTGTCTACTAGTTTAAGTGCATTGCCCATTCTGTCAATAGCAACAAAACCTTCTTCTCCTGTTACTTCAAATCCTTTTTCTGATTTTATAAATGCATCTAATGTTTGTATTGCACCTAATTTTTTAACAAATACATTCTTTGCTTCTATGATTTTTAAATATAAATCATAAACAGCAACAATACTTGTTAAATGTTCTTTAATAAACCTAACTCCGTCAACCATTAATTGTGTTTTAGAATCTATAGTCTTTTGTGTTTTTACTTTATCTATTTCTTTAGTCATGTAGTCTATATACTTTTGTACAAACCCTTGTGCAAACTTAGTTGGGTCTTGTTCAAATGCCCCTACGTTTCTGATGTTTGCGTTTACATGTGCTTTTAGTTGTTGTAGGAAAACTTTGTCTCCTATTACTTCTGTTCCTTTTTCTAAGAAACTAAATGTTTCTGCATCTATAGACTTTAAATAACTATCTGCTTGTACAATAGCATCTTTAATTCCAGCACTTTCTTGTGCTGTTAAAGTAACTGTACCACTTAGGTCTTTAATAGTAGCATCATCCTGCCATACACCTGCATTACTACCATCTCCCAATCTTTTAACATCAAACCCAAACTTTGCTTCGCTATCTGCTATAGTAGAACCTATATATTCTGTATGCCATACAATACCCATTTTTGAACTTTGCATTTTTTTTGCTAAATCTGAATCTTGAGGTACTGCATAAGTTATAGTATTTGGCGTAAAAGTTAAATACTGTTCACCATTTATGTTATTAGATTGTAATCCATCTGTTGTTCCACCCCAAAGCATATCACCTTGTGCAATGGTATCCCAATTAAGTTTACTTAAAGTTTGCAAACATACTGTTAATTTTGCTTGTAATTCATCTTGCCCTGGATGATTAAGTTTAATGTCATTTGTTGTAAAATTAATTTTAGGTTTTCTTGTAGCAAAAACACCTTTAGTACCTACAAAGAATTTACCTGTTTGAGGATCTTTACCTGCTACAATGGCTGGAGCACCATCCCATTTTGTTGTCATGCTAACTTGTGATGTTGAATTGCCTTCCAGCATATCATGTAAACTGTAAAGATAATTAATTGCTTCTTTGGCTCCGGGGTAACCTTTATTAAATATGTTGTCTTCTAAATGCTCTAGGTGAGTATTTTTGCCATCTTTACCTTCAACTAAACTTTCTGAAAGAATATGAGTAACAAGTGGTTTTGCTATCTCAGTTATACGCATTTTAGACGCCTGCCAATACTTTCATTTCTTGGTAAGAAACAGATTCCTGTAATTGGGTTAATTCTTTTATTGGTAATAAAACAACATTACTTTCACCAATAGATACTTTGTATCCTAAGTCGGCCCATGTTAAGTTTGCATGTTCTAACACTTTACATAAATGTTCGTATGCTTCTGTTCTCATACCTCTTGCTAATTTAACAAGATGTGTATATAGTTGTTGATTATTTTGAACCCATTCTTTATTTCTTTTTAGAACTGGAGCAACTGCATTTGCATACTGAGAAAGTTCTGCTGGATCTACTCCTTCTTTGCCTTTTTTAGATAAATGGTCTACCATTGCTTTTGCTGATGCTACATCACCTTGTATTGCTTTTTGTTGCCATGCACCTAACTGTCTATGAGACTGTGGATCTAATTTTGCTGGTCCTTGAGCTTGTCCCTGAGGTTGTCCTTGAGGTTGTCCTTGAGGTTGTGCATCTTTACGCATTTTTTGTAAGCCTTTAATACCACCTGCCATTGCTCTTCCTAATCCTGCTCCAAATTTAGCACCTATTTTCTTACCTGTATTAGCATTAGGATCTTGCATTGTTTTAGTAGCAAGTGAACCACCTGTAGCAGTTGTTATTTTATCTATAACTCCTTGTCCTACTCTTTTTGCTTTTCCTAAAATACCTTCTGGTTCTGGAGCATCTATTGTTCCTGATTTAGGATTAATTTCTGCACTTGGTGGAGTGCTTCTACTCATACCTGCTGTAGATTGTGGATTTTGTGCTATGCCTCCAACCGGTTTTGCAGTATTTGGGCCGCCTGCCGTTGGGGCCTGTTGTGTTCCGCCTGTGCTACCACCCGCTGTTGGTTGTTGTTGAACTCCGCCTGTGCTACCACCCGCTGTTGGTTGCTGTTGAGTTTGTCCTGTTGTGCCAGTGGCAGTTGGTGTTGCCGCTGTTTTTTGTGCGGCTTGTGGTTTAATAATAGGTGTTTTAGTTTTTGGATCTAACAGTCTATCTTTACCAACATTAAATGTTTTGTTCTTTTCATCTTTAACACTAACTCTATTAGCATTACCATCTTGTGATGGACCTAAAACAGTAACATCTTTTCTCATTTTAGGATCATTAATATACTTGTCTGCTTTTACAAAAATTGCTTTTGTGCCTTTTGGAATATCTTGAGATACTGGAGCAGGTGCTGGTGCATCTGCTGGTGCCACTGCTGGTGCATCTGGAGTTGTTTTTTGTACAACTGGATCTGCTGGTGCATCTACAGAACTTGCTACGCCTGTTTGTGCGGCATACTTTTCTAAATCTTTATGCATTGCACTATTAGGACCTTCTGCTGGTCTGCCTGTTAAATTACCTTTTTCATCTGATTGTGCCCATGTACCATCTGTAGTTTTTACAAAGTGGTCACCACTAGGCATATTTACTATTGCTCCTGCAGGTGATGTTGGTGCCGCTGGTGCAGGTTCCTGTGTAGGTTCTTGTACTTGTTGTACTGGTTCAGATGTTTGTTGTGGTTGTGTTGATTTCTTTTGTTTTAATCTGTCTTTGACAGTAGTGTTAAGCATTTGGTCATTTGTTAATTCAAGTAGATTCATTATATTCTCTAATCATTTAATTTTTTTACGGCTTTGTTTATGCCTCTAGAGAATTTTTTATGGTCACCGCTTTTAATTGAATTAATTAATCGTCTTTCTAAATCCAATGCTACGTCATCTTCGTAGATACTATAAAGCAGTTCTTTAATGTTTTTTGCACTAGATACTAGATGTTCCACTCTATTTTCAAGAACATGGTGTTTATTCCTATCAATGCTGATAGAATTTAACTCCTCTAATATACTTCTAGATTTTTTCATAAAAATTTCTCTTGCTAGTCATATTTATCATCTAGAGGTCGTTTTTCTTCATGAACTCACGAATGTTTAGAGCTTGATTTACTGTATTGCTGGATTCTTCATCTTCCGTTTTAATTGTATTTGTTCTTTTTAATTGGTCTACAAGACTATTTGTACTCATTGTCATTGCATCTTCATCTTCTTCATCTAAATCACTAACTCTTAATGTATCTGGGCAGAATTTTAAATCTACTTTTTGCCCAACACCACTACTAGAACGTGTTTTCATAAATTGTATTTGATATCTACCACGTTCTCTCATAGCATTACTTGTAAATATACCCACAACATTATCTGCTGTTTGTATCTTACTAATACCACCTGCAATATGATGGTGGTCAAATTCTATTTCTTCTACTGCGCCTCTATTTAACTGTGATGCTGTTGCAAATAATATATTTTTTTCTACTGCTAAATTACGCAATTCTTCTGATACATATTTGTCTTTAATAAACAAGTCTCCAGGACTTACTCTAGCACTAATAGGACTCATTAAATCTAAATAGTCTACAAGTAATGCATCAACTTTTATATCATGGTTTATTTCATATTCTCTAACGTATGCTCTAATATCATTTGCAGTTACACCGTTAGCCATTTGTTTAACTCTAAACTTACCAGCACCCTTGCCTTTCATACGCACTTTTAAATCTACGTCTTCGATATTTTTCATAATATCTCTTGTACTATGTTCACTTACCATTGCATCTAGACGCATACTAATAAGTTGTTCACTAAGCTCTAAACTAATATAAACAACATTCATTCCTGCTAAAGCCCAATTGACTCCTAAATTTTGTAAGAATAAACTCTTACCTGCACCGGAGCCGCCTGCAAAAATTGTTATTTCTCCTTTATTTAATCCACCATATAATTTTTGGTCAAACATTTTCCAACCTGTGCTAATTGCACCTGCTTGTTGTTTGATCCATTCTAATCTTTCTTTTGGATTTTCAAAGTATTCAATACCTAAATCTTTTACAAGACTAACTTGACTTGCTTCTTTAATTTTTTCTTCTACTGCACCATAGTCTGCTTTTTCTAGTAAGTCTGTGCTATCTAGAATTGCTTTTTCTAATGCTTTATGTCTGCAAAAGTTCTCTATGCTGTCTAAAAACCAATCTGTATGGTTATCTGACATACCTTCAACACGTTCTAATTCTATACCCGTTGTTGCAGATATTTGGTCAATAGTAGGTATTGCGTTGTATTTTGTTGTATGTTCTTGTATAAACTCTACCGTTTTCTGGAAACGTTTATTAAACATGTATGGTTGTACAATAGTATTAACCCTAACAAATAGTTCAGGATCGCTTACGATGAAACGTAAAAATAGTTCTTGTATTTCTTCTGTGTATTCTTGATTATCCATGTTTTTCCATTAACTCTTCAAAAAGAGCCTGTGCTATTAATTTATTACCTTTTTCGTTAGGATGCCTGTCATTCTGGCTAATATAATTCTCTACCATATAGGTTTGTAACGACTGTTTGGACCAATTGGTTTTGTTTAACTGTTTTTTTAAATTTGCTTCAAAAATTGTAACATCTGTAGGCTTAGAATATATAGCATCTAAATTAACGTTTATATGTTCTTGCTCATTCATACTTGTAAACATATATTTAATATTATTTTTATCTAAATAATACTGTAGTGTTAAAACATTCTTTAAGTATCTAATATTATAATCGTTTATAGATGTTAAGTATAACATTTCTTTATTTAGTGCGTCAAGTAAAAACTTATTTTCTATAATATTACCGTTTTCATCTGTAACTTCGATTGTATTGTTATGTTTGTTTGTCTCGTTTGTTAGTTGCGTAAGATTATTATCTCCCACATTACATATTATATTCATCCACCCATATTGGTTAGAATAATATTCGTGCCTAAATGCAGAAGTCCATTGTATAATAACAAAGTAGTCTTCCATATTCTTTTTGCAGAAGTCCATAGTGGTTCTAATTATTCTATCATTACTTCCGCCTGCCTTAGAAATATTTTGTACTTCAGAAAAATTTTCTGCTATTACTTCGGGCCATAACCAAGGTACAGAACCTTGCATACTAGAACCTGCTGAAAAACTACAGCCGTTAACTAATAATTTCATATTAGACCCCTTTGTCTTAATGTACTAGTTATACTGCCTGCTATTATTTTATGACCTATTTCATTAGGATGAGTATTTGTTTCTGATACAATATTATCTTTTGCTATTGCTGATACAGGGTCATTGTTCCAAACAGACTGATTTAATGTTTCATACAAACTATGTTCGTATGGCGTTAATGGAATTTCAAACTTGTCAATACCAAAGTATGTTTCATCTTTTTTCAAATGATTAAAAAATGACATGGATGTAAACATGTATGGTATATTTTTACTTTCTAAGAACTGTTGCATTATAATTACCGTCTTATAAAAGTCTATAAGATAATCATTAATTTCTTTGGCATGCATTAATACTCTTGTTGCAGTATCTTGTAAATTATATATATCATTCATAAAGTCACTAGCATCGAAAAAATTTCGTAATACGTTTTCGTCATCCACATGTAAAGTGTAACCAACTTTGTTTTTAGAATCTTTTAATGTATGATTAACTTCCATTTTAGTTGTATTACAATATTCTGTCCAACAATTATGTAAAGGAAAGAATCTTTCAAATCTTACAGGAGAAGTCCATTGTATAACTGCGATATAATCTTCAGCATTATTTTTATTAAAATAATTCATAGTAGTTCTTAATATTCTATCATTACTTCCACCACGTCTACTCATATTAACAACATAGTCCATATCCATTTGATAGGGCCATGTAAAATCTTTTGGTGGAATTAAGACACCATTAGTATCGTGTACATCTCCATGCCCAGCGGTATAACTACATCCATTTGCAAATAGTTTCATTAGTGTGGGTGTCCTATGTGTACACCAAACATATAACCTATTGCTAAAGACAATGGTATTATAATTAGTAAGTCCATTAACCAATGCAATGCAACTGCTAATGATATAATTTCTTTCCAGTGTAATTTACATACATCTGCCCATTTTTTTATTCTTGTAATCATAACATCTTTGCCTTAACTTCTATTTTAAGTTTGTTGTTAGAAGCATTATCTACAATGCTTTTAAGAGTTAATAATCTACCATATCGTTGAACTGCATCGGCGGCATCTTTACAACTAGGATGCCAAGGTGGGAAACTTACTTCCCATCCTAATTCAATAGCCTTATCTATTAAATCCTTTCCTGCATCGTCTCGGTCAGGACATAATATAACTCGTTTATTTAATTTGTCGATTAAATGTGCCTGTTCGGCTGTTACACCATTGCCTAAGACACTAATGCCGTCTACTAAAATAGCATCAAATACACCTTCAGTAACAATAACAAAATCTCTGTCTGTGTCTACAAATTTATCTATATTAAAAACATAGCCGCTTTGCATGTTTAACAAATACTTTGCTGTTTCTTTATTGGGTGGGTTTATATGCCTGCCTGTCCATCCAACTAGTTGGTTGTTGTACATAAAAGGTACAACTATTCTTGCATTATACATACTGTTGTTAATATGTAGTAATGGAAAATTACCTAGTAGTCCTCTTTCTATAGCATACTGTTTTACTTTATGTCCGTCTGGTAAATCTTCTACTAATGTAGTTTCTTCTGGAAGTTTGTGTGTTTTAAAACTTGCCGCAGTATATACATATTCTGTGCTATCTTCTATTTCAAGTTCTTCTGCGTGTTTCATTAAATCCAATACAACTTTGTGTATGTCTCTATTAGAAACACCTAATGTTTCAACTAATTTTTTATACTTTTGTCCTAGTTTAGGGCTAGGTGCCCAGCCAGTTGTAAAGCCGCAGTTAAAACAATGATAACTTATTTTTGCATTGCTTTGTATTACGCCGCCACGTTTACGTTTATCGCTACACATAGGACAATTGAATGTAGTCCAGCCGCCTGGAGTTTTGCCACTATTTAAGGGCAAATTGTCCATAAGCAATCGGTGTACTTGGTCTACTAATTCATGATGATGCATATACAGTTATTATAACACAATATGCACAGAAGTCAATTAATTTCTTAACTGTACTTTGTCTACTGTGCCTGCTGTTGGATAGTATTTAAGTCTTACCCAATTTGTATTAACTGTAAAATTGAAAGGATCTATTCCTGTAAAAGTTGTGTATGGAATTGCTGGATCACCTACGTCACCTTGCACATTAATATCATACCAATCAGTGTCAGATGATGGTGTAGTTTCTAATGCACTACCTTGTACATGTATATTGCCTGAAAAACCTGTAAGGTACATAGCAATAGTGTGATTACCTGTTGTTAGGTTATCTTGATTTCCATACATAGCACTTGATACAAAAGTATTTGCGGCATCGCCACTATCTGTATTTGCCGTTTGAGTGAATGTAGTTTTTTGTTGTGTAGGAATAGGTTCATATTCTAAATTACTTTTAACTTCTAAATCTGTGATGATTCTATCATTTTGATTTGCATATAACGGATATTCAGTTGCACCGCTATCTGATGTTTCGCTAATAGCAATTTGGTATAATCCAGGTGCTAAGTCAGTTAGGTCTGAAGGAACTAACTCTAAACTTGCTTCACCTGTTGTACCACTATTAACTAAAGTAAGTGGCTTTAACATTACTCTTCTTTTTGTACTAGGGTTAACTACTGTTGCATATAATGTCTTAGTACTAATGTTTTGTAATGCTCTATCTCTATTTCTAACAAAAAAACTTAACTTGTTATTAAATCCTTTGTGTACTACTAATTTATTTTGATTCATAGGTCTATTATCCGTTTTTATGCCTTCTGTAGTCAGAACTAGGTCCAAATACTGATTTCCTAAGTTATATATTGTATGACTACCATTAAAAGACATTATTTTACTACCATGTTTGTATTGTATTTATCCTATTCTATTATAAATATCTTAGATGACTGACGAGATTAACTTACAAGAAAAATTCCCATTTTTAACGGGCATGTCGTATAATGACAAAGACTATGTTGGTATAGTACAAAATAAAGACAATCAAATCATAAGTTTTTATGATATAGACCGATGCAGAAATAGTGAAGAAAAGAAGACCATGATGGAATGTGGTGATTTGTGGTGGTGGGAATCAAATCGTATGTTACCTATCGACGTATTCTTATTTCATGAAATGCAAGATTTTAAACATTGTGTTAGAACATTTATTTTAAAAGAAACAGAAGTTTTATTTGGACCTGTTACAAGTATGCAAAACATACTTAAGAAAAGAATAAAACGTAGAAGTATTCAATTAGTTAAGAAAACTAAAGACTAATTACTTCCTAACTGTTCAATTATAGCATTTAATTGTACAACGATAGCAGTGGCATAGCCTATTGCATGACTCCTTTTAAAGAAGTAGCCATCTGTTTCTTGCCAAACTTCATTTTCAATAACTTCCCAAGTATTTCCAACTAGATATCGTTTACCAGGTCTAATCATAGCAAGGATCATAGCAAGTTGTTCTATAGTTGTTGGTAGATGTTGTTCTACAATTTCAAAATGATTGCTAATATGGAATAGTTGGTTTACTATTTCTTTGTGACCAAACAATTCCCACATAGGCTCTGTTGCTAACAATTTATCTAGATGTGTTTCGTTTTCAATATCTTTGTAAATGTTATTATTTAAAACATCTAATTTAAAATATCCTAACTCTTCTGCTTCTTTATGGTCTATAGTGCTATAGCCCTCTAACGGAAATTTAGGTATAGGTTGTAAATATACACCTGTGTTGTGTTTTTCAAAATCTCCACCACGTTTAATACTCGCAGGAGTATTTTCAATAAGTTTTAATAACTTATCTCTATCCGCCATATCAATATCTACATCAAAGTCTATTTTCATACTATGTGTTCTTCACGTTCTTTCTTTGCTGTTCGTTTAACACCCGACTTGCTTGTA